AGACAAGTAGACATTCTTACCAAAGGAGAAATAGGTAGAGGTGGTAGTGCTGGTGGATTGGTTGCTGCTGGCCTTGGTGCGGCAGTTGTTTTTGCACCTTTGCAAACGCTACCTGCTTTGTTAGGCTTAACTATAGTAAGAACTGCTTTAGGAAATCCAAGTTTTGTTGGGTTACTGAGTAAAACAGATCCAGGTGCAATATCACAAGCTATACAAATATTGGAGCGTGCAGCAAGACAATACGGTGTAAGAATGGTAGATGGTAGTTTTGTGTCATCAACTGTAGATTTTGTTGACGATACTTTTGAGGCTGGTAAAACTGCTATTGGTATTACAGATGAAGACATTGAGGGTGGTGTTGATGAAGGTTTCAATATGTTTCAACAACTAAGAGAACAAGTAACCGCACCAATCAAAGAGTTACCACAACTACCCCAAGTAGAAACCACCCAAGCATCTGTAGATCCGTTATCACCAGAACGTCTTGACTTTGCTGAACGTATTGCAGGTAGACCTGTAGTTTAACTGTCCTCAAAAAAAGTAGGATCAACTGCTACAAACCTTTTTGCTGGTCTGCCTTTACCACCTATCTTTATTTCAACCTCTTGTATTTCACCTGCGTTCATAAGCCTTTCAATAATCTCTTTAACTTCATAAGACTTCATGCTACGAAAGAGCTCATGTCTATCTACTTCACGTTTTGATATACCCTCGCCATTCCTGGATCTAATAAACGATAACACCTGTTTAATCTTAGACTCCATAGCACTACTTGCTACCTTGTCTCTACAAGCTTCTATAAACAATAAATCATAATATCTAATAAAATCTACAGCCCATTGTGTTACATCGCCTGTAATCGCTCTAGCATCTGCATTGGTGGCCAAGGTGCAAAGTAATGATAAACGCATAGCTTTTTCCTTAGAACGGCTTAGAAGTGGCTCTAGGTTGTCTTTTTCTAGTATATCTTGTCGTTTTACTATTTCCCTTGCAAAGTCTTGTAGTATTTCTTGTGATTGTCTATCAAAGGTCAGCACAACTTGACCAAGATCTATCTCTGCATTATCACGTGCCACATCATCCATGTTGCCCCTTTGTCTTCTAATATAGTTTACCCAGTTTACAATTGATGTAGGTGGTTCTTTAAATCTTCTAAGCTCACCTACTCTTCTGGGTTCTTTTGACTCAACCACAATAAATCTGTTCAAGAAACCATCTGCTATACGACCACTATTAAGTGCTTTGTAAAAGTTTTTTGGTACTGAAAGGCCTACTAATGTTATGGCTGGCTTATGAGTAACACGGTTCATCATCATTTCTTTATATTGTTCCTGGACATTCATCAATGAATAATTATCTGGTCTAAGCGTTCCATGACACCTACCCCATGCTTCCATAAGTGTTTGTATACCATCTTCTCTATTAGTGTTTTGTGATGATCCTATAGCCTCTAATCTCTTACCAAACTCATCCATAATAGTTATTTGTGTTGGTCGCATTTTAAGAACAGAGTGAACAGCACCACTTGATGTATAGCCATCGCCTACTACAAGCTTCTCATGGTCACTAGCATTGAGTACAGACTCTACAAATGTTTTGATATTTTCTTTACCTTGTCCAGATTTTGCTATACCCATGAAATACATAGATGAAAAGTTATTCATGTCAGTTCTATAGATACGTCCACAGGTGACACTAGCTAAAGCAAGAGCACCAATTAGTGATAACTCTGGTTGTGGTACTTGTGCAATCTCTTCGCAAAAGTTAAACATATCTTTCAACAAACCTGGTGGATTAAATAAATCTTTTGGTTTTTGTATCGTTTCTGATGCTTGTATAAATAAAGGTGCTATTTGATTTTTTCTGTCATGCGTATTTTTTACGCTTTCTACTACGCCATCTATTTCATCTTGTGGTAATGGTGGGTTGTTTTGTTTGTTCCAGTTTTGTAGAAAGATCTTTACAAATTCTATGTTTACATTTTTGGATATAAGGTAGCCAGCAATACGTGCTGCACCATCATTTCTTGATCCCTCATGTACGCCTTCTAATGAAAATGGTGCTGTCTGCACATTGGTTTCTGTCTTTGGTACACCTGTTATCTTTGCAAATTCAACCTCTGTAAAATCTGGTAGGTCATTGTGGTCATGTATCTTCCAGTCTTCAAATGTTACTGGCTTATAAATCTGTCCGTTAGCGTGTCTATTCCATGGTGCTATGATTAAACCGCCAACACCTCTTATATCTATTAATCTTTCTATTGGAGTTTCAGCAGTACGTCTAGTTGCAAAGGTAGTATAGTTTTGTGGGTTGTTGTAATAGTAGTGCATACCCTTACCAGTAATAACTTTAAAGGGACAAGCTGGTAAATTGTTTTCAACCCAGTCCATAGCCTCTGGAGAGTCAGCATCAACGACAACAAACTTTCCACAAACAAGAGCGACAACAAGATTGTCCCTGTCCTTAAACCATGATTCTACAAGGTCTCTAGGCGGTCGTTCCTGTTTATACTGCTCCCAACCTTTTAAGAAAGGTGGTGGCTTTTTGTTGGATCTTTGTAGGGGTACGACATTATATCCATCATCATAATAGGCAAGTGCTTGCTCTAAGGATGAGTCGTCCTCAGTTATATTGAGCTGAAACACATTAAGCTTCTGTTATCAATATCTCAGATATGGGTCCATATATAGACTCATAATCTAATCTACCATCAGTTGCTTTAATGATTTGTTTCGCTTGGTTAATAGTCGGCTGTCTATATCCGTATCTCCAAGACTTACATGATGCTTCTGAACAGCCAAACTTTTCAGCAGCTTCTTTTTGTCCTAGAAACTCAATGTAGTCCTTAAGTGAATATTTTTTTACTTTTCTATCGGTGTGATTAGGTTTGATACCCATTGTTTCAAACTCCTTTAATTTCTTTGTTGCAAGTGTTTTTATTCTAAAATAATAATTAGCCTGCCAAGTGTTATCTTCTTTGTTGATGTTTTCCATTACTACTCCTTTTCAACATTTTGTTAAATCTAAATGTTTACATATGGTAACGATTAAGAGTATAATATGCAAGTAATTTTTATTAAAGGAGTAAAAACATGGAACTTACAAATAGAATTGTATCTCCAAGTCAGCTCGTACAAAGCCAAGGTGCTAAGATCCTGGTGTATGGTATGGCTGGTTCTGGAAAAACTACATTAGCTAAAACATGCCCAGGCAAAGTACTTGTGATAAGTGCTGAAGCTGGACTGTTATCTATTAAAGACGCAGAAAATGTTGCAGCTATTGAAGTCAAAGAAGCATCAGAGGTAATGCAACTGCATGATGCTTTGAAGTCTGGCACATTACAATACGATACGGTTGTTTTAGATTCAGTATCTGAAATTAGTGAGATCTTACTTACATGGGAAAAGTCTCGTAGTAAAGATCCACGTATGGCATATGGTAATGTCCAGGAATCTGTAACAAATCTTATGCGAGCTTTCAGAGATCTTAATATGCATGTATTATTTCTCTGCAAAGAAGATGTAGTCAATGATGATGGCGTTTTAAGACACGCACCCAAAATGGTTGGTACTAAGTTAGGAGAATCAATTACATATTTCTTTGATGAGGTGCTTGCATTAAGAATAATAGATAGCCAAGATGATGAAGGCAAGACCGTTCAACACAGATGGTTGCAGACTGTATATGCACAAGGCTACAAGGCTAAAGATCGTAGTGGTAAACTAGAAAACTTTGAAAAGCCTGACATAACTGCTCTAATTGAAAAGTTAGGGTTTTCATTAATAAACGACAATATGGGAGAAAACTAATGTCTGATTTCGGAGATGTAGAATTTGTGGATAACTTGAGTGAGATGCCTACGGGTGTCCCACTTGCAGATGAAGGCGAACACAACGCCAAGATTATAGCGACTGACAAATATAAGTCACAAGCTGGTAACTGGACTTTGAAAGTAACGTTTCAAATAGACGGTGGTAAATACAAGGATCACAATGAGTGGTATAACCTTTGGGCTACTAATGAGGATAACAAGCGTATTAGCACAGAATTGTTTACAAGACTGACAAAAGCTTGTGGCCTTAAAAAGTATCCAGAGAATCATAGCGATTTTGTTGGTAAGAACCTAACACTAGATATGTATCAAAAAGAAGATTCATTTCAAGGTGATAATGGCGAAGTCAAAATGATGAAAACAAAGATTAAAAACTATCTGTTGTTTGTAGACGGTGATATGAGCCCACCACCAGAGGCTGTACCGCCTTTCTAATCGTTAGATTGATTTGAATTAGGGGCTTTATGCCCCTTTTCTTTTTCTAGATTTTCTTCAACACGCAATAAAAACAATTCATCTTGTGTCGCTTTCAACACAGACTGTATGTATTTCATTTTCTTTTCTAGTGTTTGTATTTGTTCCTGTCTATTCATCTATTTTCCATGTAGGTATATATCATTAATAGCAACAAACCTAAGACTGCATAAAAACTCATGTCTATCATCTTTCTTCTAATTTGTTACGAGCTCTTGTTAAATACCAAATAGCTTTATCTAAGTCCTGGATATTTGCATCTTTATGATCCGCTCTCCAGATATATTTAATGGCTGCTGCTTTACAGTAGCCATAAAACTGTTCAAATGTTAAAGCTGACTCTATTGCATCTATACATTCAACAGATCCTACTCGGTAGTGTGGGGGGTGGTTTACGTTATCCGTCATTTTGTTTCTCCTTTTTGGTAGACTTTTCTTCCCATACGTTTTTAAGTTTGGTTATATCTTGATAATTTTCATTATCTTCTGACCATCCTTCTATTTCTTCTAACAACGTTTCAGGATTTACTAACTCATTTCTACTATTTTTTTCTTCCAAATAATCTTTAATCATTTGTAAAATATGCATAATCGCTCCTATATATCTTTTCTATTTACATAAACTAATACTAAACAAGCAATAAAACAAATTATTGCAAGCATAGTATCAGTCATTTTGTTCTTCTCTATAAAAATTACCAGTATCTAACTCAACAACGTTAGGACTGTTGTATATAGTTGCTGGCTGACCAGCTAATACTTTATTATATGATTCAAGATAGTCGCTCAGAAAGTTCCAGCCTATCTCCATATCAGTATGATTCATCTTAAATACTTTACTTGCATATGGTGTTTTCTTTTCCTGTGCTACAAACACAAAGTCATGTACTTGGAAACCAGCACGCTCAAATCCACGTTTATACCATGCGGCTTGTAGATCATACGAGAACCGCCTTACCGAATTGGTAAAACCCCTGACGGAACAATCGCTCGTTGTTTTATAATC